TGCCTCTAAAATATATGAGGACATGTTGTCTAAAGAATATTTAACAAACTTAAAACAAACTCTTGGTATTGATTTATATCAAGCTCCTCAAGTTGATGTGTTACCAGAAAGTAAAGAAGAGTTAGAGCTACACATGCAGCTTTCTTATAAGCAAAGTGTAGAGATTGCAGAAGAAGAAGCTATTACTTCTATTTTAGCGCAGAATAAATATGATTTAATAAAGCGTAGGTTAAACATGGATTTAACCGTGTGTGGTATTGCTGCTGCAAAAACTAATTTTAATACTGCAAATGGTGTTACTGTTGACTATGTTGATCCAGCTTACATGGTATATTCTTATACAGAAGATCCTAATTTTGAAGATATATATTATGTAGGTGAATTAAAAGCTATTACTATACCAGAGCTTAAAAAAGAATTTCCTGATATATCTAAAGAAGAATTAGAAAGAATTCAAGCAATGCCGGGTAATAGATCTTATATTACAGGTTGGGGAGATTATGACTCTAACACGGTTCAAGTATTATATTTTGATTATAAAACTTATCACAATCAAGTTTTTAAAATAAAACAAACTGATCAAGGGTTGATGAAAGCTATTGAAAAACCAGATACATTTAATCCACCTGAAAATGATAATTTTGAAAGAGTATCAAGATCAATAGAAGTTTTATATAGTGGAGCTAAAGTATTAGGTACAGACACAATGTTAAAATGGGGATTAGCTGAAAACATGTCTAGACCATATGCTGATACTACTAAGGTAAGAATGAATTATGCTATTTGTTCACCTAGAATTTATAAAGGAAGAATAGAATCATTGGTTAGTAAATGTACTGGATTTGCAGACATGATTCAACTTACACATTTAAAACTACAACAAGTAATATCAAGAATGGTACCAGATGGTGTTTATTTAGATATGGATGGGCTTGCTGAAGTTGACCTTGGTAATGGAACTAATTACAACCCAGCTGAAGCATTAAATATGTATTTCCAAACTGGTAGTATAGTAGGTAGATCACTTACTCAAGATGGAGATATGAATCCCGGTAAAGTTCCTATTCAAGAATTACAAAGCGGAAGTGGTAATGCTAAGATTGCTAGTTTAATTCAAACTTATCAATACTATTTACAACTAATAAGAGATGTGACCGGGTTAAATGAGGCTAGAGATGGTAGTTTACCAGATCGTAACACATTAGTAGGGTTACAGAAGTTAGCCGCTAACGCATCGAATGTAGCAACTAGACACATTACACAGGGTAGTTTATATTTAACTCTTAAATTATCAGAAAATATTAGTCTAAAAGTAGCTGATGCATTAGAATTTCCTTTAACTAAATCATCTTTACAGAATTCTATTTCTACTTATAATGTAAAAACTTTAAATGAAATAACTAATCTTAATCTACATGATTTTGGTATTTTCTTAGAATTAGAACCTGATGAAGAAGAACAAGCTCAATTAGAAGCTAACATACAAGTAGCTTTACAAGCCGGTAATATTGATGTAGAAGATGCTATAGATTTAAGACAAATAAAAAATCTTAAGTTAGCTAATCAAATGCTTAAAGTTAAACGTAAGCAAAAAGCTAAACAAGATCAAGCTAATCAACAGGCAAATATACAAGCGCAAGCTTCTGCTCAAGCAGAAACTGCAGAGAAAACAGCTATGGCAGAGGTACAAAAACAACAAGCTATTAGCGGTGCAAATGTAGAATATGAAAAAGCTAAAAGCGAATTTGAAAAAGATAGAATGCAACTACAAGCACAACTTGATCAGCAAAAACTAATGCAAGAACACCAGAATGCTATGGAATTAGCTAAATTAGAAGAACAAGGTGTAACCACTAGAGAAAAACAAAGAGAAAACCGTAAAGACGAAAGAATAAAAATGGAGGGAACTCAACAAAGTAAAATGATTGCTCAAAGAAAAAATGATAGTGATCCTATAAACTTTGAATTAGAAAGTAAATTACTTTCTACTAGAGCTCCTTCTGTAGAGTAGTAACTATTTAATTATATTATATTATGTCAAAGACAGAAAACATAACCGAAGAGGTTAAAAAAGAAGGTGACTTTAAATTAAAAACTAAAGCTAAACCTAGAAAACCTAAACAATTAGGAGATAAAAATCAAGAAATAAAAACAGTTAACATTAAGGAACCATTAGTAGATATTGAACCAAATGTTAAAAAAGTAGAAATAAAAAAAGAAGATAATGCCATTCAAATCGGAGAAACAGAGAAGGTATCTGTGGAAGAATCATCCGGAGATAGCGCAAAGGTGGGAGAACCTGTACAAGAGTCCAACGAGACTACTGAAGGGTTTTCTCCGATCCAAGAAGTAACTGAAGAAGAAGTAAAACAAGTTGAAGCTCAAGTTAAAGAAGCTAAAAGAGATGAACAAGTATTAGGTAAACAATTACCGGAAAACGTAGAAAAACTTGTTAACTTCATGGAAGATACTGGTGGTACTGTAGAAGACTATGTTAGATTAAATGCGGATTACAGTAATATCAATGAAACAGCATTATTAAAAGAATATTATAAAAAAAATAAACCTCATTTAGATTCAGAAGATGTTGATCTTATATTAGAAGATTTTACATGGGACGAAGATATTGATGAGGAAAAAGATATACGAAAGAAAAAATTAGCTTTTAAAGAAGAGGTTAATAAAGCTCGAGTTTATTTAGATGAGTTAAAAAACAAGTACTATGATGAAATTAAATTACGTCCTGGTGTAACTCAAGAACAACAAAAAGCAATGGATTTTTTCAATCGTTACAATAAACAGCAAGAACACGCTGAGCAATTACACGCGGAATTTAAACAAAGTACTAAACAATTATTCAATGAGGAATTCAAAGGTTTTGATTTTACTGTTGGAGATAAAAAGTACAAGTATAATATTCAAAATCGTGATGTAGTGGCAGAGAACCAATCAAACATAGAAAACCTGATAGGGAAGTTCCTAGATTCAGATGGACGTGTAGTAGACCCGAATGGTTATCATAAAGCAATGTATGCTGCTTCAAACGTAGATAAAATCGCTACACATTTTTATGAGCAAGGTAAAGCCGATGCTGTAAAGGATGTGGTTAACAAGTCTAAAAATCTTTCTAATGTTAAAGCAAGAGAAGGTAATACAGGCGAAGTTTTCGTTGGTGGTATGAAAGTAAGATCAATTAGTGGTGCAGACTCTACAAAACTTAAAATAAAAACGAGAAAGTTTAACTAATTTAAAATTTATTAATTATGGGTACATTAAATCCACAGTTCGGTACAATTTTACCTTCTCAAGTACAACAGTTATTAAACACAAATTATTTACAGTTTAATGACCCAGGTGCAGGAGGAACATTTGCTGAGCAGTATTTACCAGAGGTCTACGAGCAAGAAGTAGAGCGTTATGGAAACAGAACGTTATCTGGATTTTTAAGAATGGTCGGTGCAGAAATGCCAATGACCTCAGATCAAGTAATCTGGTCTGAACAAAATAGATTACATATTGCATACGATGCTGTTAGTATTACAGCTGTAGGTGCGGGAACAACTACTTTAACGATAGCTACGTCTGTTCCACCACAACCACCACAAGAAAACGTAATGAGTATTAACGATACTGTTGTAGTTTTAGATCCAGCAACTGGATTAGAAGCTAAGTGTATTGTTACTAATTCTGTTTTAGGTGTAGCTGGTACTGTAGACGTAACATCTTTCCAGGATTCAGGAAACAACTTGACTGTTCAAGGTTTTTCTGCTGCTGGATTAAAAGTGTTTGTTTATGGTTCTGCTTATACTAAAGGAACTACAATTGGTGCTGGTGCTGGTAACTCAGCTGCTAGAAACAGTGTAGAGCCTAGTTTTACTCAGTATTCTAACTCACCAGTGATTATTAGAGATCAATACATTGTATCTGGTTCTGATATGGCACAAATTGGTTGGGTAGAAGTTGCTACAGAAGATGGTGCTTCAGGATACTTATGGTACTTAAAGTCTGAGTCTGAAACAAGACTAAGATTTGAAGACTACCTAGAAATGGTATGTGTAGAAGGTGAACTAAATGACAATGCTGGTGCGGGTGTTTATCAAGACGCTCAATTACCAGGTACACAAGGTTTATTTGCTGCTATTGAAGACAGAGGTAACGTAGAAGTAGGATTTGCTGCGGGTACTGGTATCGGAGATTTTGATGAAATACTTCAAAACTTAGATACTCAAGGAGCTATTGAAGAAAATATGCTTTTCTTACAAAGAGCTACTGAGTTAGATTTTGATACTATGCTTGGAAGTATATCTGCAGGTGGTAACGGTGGTGTTGCTTATGGATTATTTGAAAATTCAGAAGAAATGGCACTTAACTTAGGATTCTCAGGATTTAGAAGAGGTTCTTATGACTTTTACAAAACTTCATGGAAATACTTAAATGACGCTTCTACAAGAGGTGCTATCGTAGGTATTAACTCTATTGAAGGTGTATTAGTACCAGCTGGAACAACTACTGTGTATGATCAAATTTTAGGAACTAATATCAGAAGACCTTTCTTACATGTTCGTTATAGAGCTTCACAAGCTGACGACAGAAGAATGAAGTCTTGGTTAACTGGTTCTGCAGGTGGCGCGTTTACTTCAACTCTTGATGCTATGGAAATTAACTTCCTATCAGAAAGATGTTTAGTAACTCAAGCTGCTAACAACTTTGTATTATTCAAAGGAGTATAATCATTCAATAATAACTATCCCTGTCTTCGGGCAGGGGTAATTATTTTTTTAAACTATTTAATTATATTATATTATGGCAAAAAATAAAAAAGAAGAGGTAGTAGTCGAAGAAACAATAGTAGAGACTAAACCTATAAAAAAAGAAACTAAGGTTAAAAAACCTCAGTGGGAAGTAAAAGATAGGGTGTATTACATTAAAGGTAAAAAACAACCTTTATCATTAAGAATACCAAGCAAACACACAAAAAAACATTCACTATTGTGGTTTGATAAACAAAACAATAAACAAAGAGAATTAAGATACGCAACCAATATGTCATCACCTTTTGCTGATGAACAAGAAGGTGAAGTTACTTTAGGTCATATTTTATTTAGAGATGGAGTACTAGCTGTACCTCACCAAGATATTGCTTTACAAAAAATGTTAAGTTTATATCACCCTTTAAAAGATAAAATATACTATGAATTCAAACCAATGGCGGTTGCTGCTAATGAACTAGATCATATTGAATGGGAGATTGATGCATTAAATGCTGCTAGAAATATGGAGATAGATCATGCAGAAGCGATTTTAAGAGTAGAGATAGGATCTAAGGTAAACTCTATGAGTTCTAAAGAAATAAAAAGAGATTTACTTTTATTTGCTAAAAGAAATCCAAAACTATTTATTGAGTTAGCTAAAGATGAAAACGTAATGTTAAGAAATCTAGCTATTAGAGCATGTGAATTGGGTGTGATAAAAATATCTCAAGATCAAAGAACTTTTTACTGGGGTTCTAATGATAGAAAATTAATGAATGTTCCTTTTGATGAGAATCCATACTCTGCTTTTGCAGCTTATTTAAAAACGGATGAAGGAGTAGAAATATTTCAATCAATAGAGAAAAATCTCAAATAACAAGTGATAATAATATAGGGGTGACACTTTGTCACCTCTGTATTATAATAAAAATATTAAAATGGTAAATATAAATACAGTATATAATACAGTCTTGTACATATTAAACAAAGAACAAAGAGGTTATATTACTCCTACAGAGTTTAATAGTTTAGCTGTTCAAGTGCAAGAAGAAATATTTGAATCATATTTTCCTGATGGTAATCAATTAAACCGTCCAAATCAACAAAACATTCAAAACGATACTGAGTTTTTCAACATGTATAAAGATAATGCGTTTAAACTGTATCCTTTTGAAGAAGAAAATAATTTTTCCTATGCAGCTGCTCCATATGAAGGGTGGTTAGTAAATTCAGGTAAAACACTATATAGAATAGGAGAAATTATATCTACTTATAATAAAACTTCAGCTAATATAGAATCTACTACTGATTTACTGAGTAAAAAAGAGTATACTGTTACTCAAAATTCTAAATTAACCCAGGCAAGTGAGCAATATCCTATAGCTTATTTAACAAATTATATTAATCCACCTGGTTTTCCTGATCCTTTACCTATGTTAAAAATAAGTCCGTTACCAGATAGCGTAATGGTTAATTGTATATTTAAACCTCGTGTTCCAGTTTGGGCTTTTACTATAGGAACATTAGGTCAATATGTTTATGATAATACTAATTCTATTAATTTTGAATTAGATACATCTGAACAAGTTAATATAATTTTAAACATATTAAAATATGCTGGAGTGATAATACAGAGTCCAGAAATAATACAAACAGCAACACAAGAAGCTGCTAAAATAGAACAAAACGAAAAATCATAATGTCACAAATAACAGAAACTAACGCACAATATTACCAAGGAGCTCAAGGCTTTAGAGAAGACGGTGTTTTTGCTGGAAATTATAAAACTACTTTTGATACAGGTTTAGTTTTTTATACATCAGATGCAGCAGATGAAAACTATGCTCTTAATAATTTTAAAGTATATTCTAGCGCTACAGGAATGCCTGGAACATTTGTAGAAACTGCTGGTGTGGGTGCTTTTACAGTGGCTAATAATATAATTTCTTTTACTGTAGTTCCACCTGTTGGAACATTTATTGCTGTTCAATTAAAAAAATTAGATGGAGGTAAATATGGTCAAACTGAAGCTGAAAAAGCTTATGGTGAAACAGTAGAAGATAGTTATGGAGGATATGAATATGTTAAATTAAATGATATTGTAAACAACTTTATGGTTGGTTATGTTGGTGATGGTAAAGTAGTACAAACATGTAAAAAATCTGATGTTGTATTTTTTGCTAAAAGATCTTTACAGGAGTTTAGTTATGATACTTTAAAAAGTATTAAATCTCAAGAATTAACTATACCTGATACTTTATCTTTAATTATTCCTCAAGATTATGTTAATTATGTTAATATTTCTTGGATAGATGCTTTAGGAGTTAAACACCCAATATATCCAAATAATAACTTAACAATCAATCCATATTCAAATTTATTACAAGATGGAGCAGGTGTTCCTACTCAAGATAATTTTGGAGAAGATTTAGAGGGAACATCTCTCACGGAAAAAAGATGGAAAGATGCTAATGATAGATTATTAAATTCTACTTGGTACGCGAATTTTGAATGGTTTGGTTACGCAAATCCAGATCTATGGAGTTTAAATGGACCATGGAATTGGGGAAGATTATACGGTATAAATCCAGAAACTTCAAATTTTAATGGTTGGTTTGGTATAAATGAAAGAGAAGGGAAGTTTACTTTTTCAAGTAATTTAGTTGGAAAATTAATTGTATTAGAATATATATCTGATGGTTTAGCGTATGATTTAGACACAAAAGTTCCTAAAATGGCTGAAGAAGCAATGTATAAAAGCATACTTTACAATATTATATCAGTTAGAGCTAATCAACCGGAAGGCATAGTACAAAGATATAAAAGAGATAGATACGCTGCTTTACGTAATGCTAAAATTAGATTATCTAATATTAAACTAGAAGAGTTTACACAAGTAATGCGTGGTAAATCTAAATGGATTAAACACTAAAATTTAATGGCTAAGATAGTTAATACCTTTGTAAAAGGAAAATTAAATAAAGACCTAGAGGCTCGTTTGTTACCAAATGGAGAGTATAGAGATGCTAGAAATATTCAAGTTAGTAAATCTGAAGGACCTGATGTTGGTGAATTAGAAAATGTTTTAGGTAATGAAAAACTATTTGATTGGGACGATGCTACTACTAAAATCAGCGCTACTTGTATTGGTTATATTACTGATGAAATAAATAATTGCGCGTATTTATTTTTAACATCTTACACTGATGATAATCCTTTAAATCTTCAGTATTCACCAGGTAATCTTAGTCAAATAATTAAATTTGATGCATTTAACAATACTAGTGTTATTTTATTACAAGGTAATTATTTAAATTTTTCAACAACACATCCTATATTTGGAGTTAATATTGTGGAAAATTTATTATTTTGGACTGATAATAGAAATCAACCTAGAGTAATAAACTTAGAAAAAGCTGAAGCAAATCCTTATGGTTCACCTAATCCTCATTATACAAATGAAGATCAAATATCTGTTGCTAAATATAATCCATATGAAGCTATAACCTTATGGCAAGAAATAGGTTCTACAGGTACTTATGAAACCACAATGAAAGATGTAACTAGTAAAGTTTTACCAAATGGTGCTACTGCTAAAGTTAGCGTTGCTGCATCTGCTTCAGGAGTACCTGCAGGTATAATAGTAGATCCTTCATCATGGGAAGGTTGGAAAGATACAACTCCTCAATCTACTCTTTTAACTGCTTATCCAGATACTAAAGTAGGATATATTGCAGGGAGTGGCGTGGATGAAGGTTGTTTAAAAGCTAATTTTAATAATTTAACTGATATAGCTATACCTGATTTTAATAATCCTCCAACTCCAAGTGGTTTTCCAACTTCTATAACTGTAGCTTCTTTGTCTTATGATCTTGATGTTGACGATGAGATTTTAATAAATCCTAATCCATATTATGATTGTAATTTTGCAGGAGATCCAGCGTATTTAGATGATAAATTTGTAAGATTTAGTTATAGATTTAGATTTGAAGATAATGAATATTCTATATTAGCTCCTTTTACACAAATAGCATTTATTCCTCAACAAGATGGATATTTTATTTATAAAAAACAACAAAACCCCGATATAACTAAAGATGATATGGCTAATGCATATCAAAGTACTATTGTGGAATTTATGGAAAATAAAGTTGATGATATTAAATTAATAATTCCATTACCGTTTGCAGCAGATGTATTAAGAAATAATTTAAAAATAAAAGAATTAGATATAATTTATAAAGAATCTGATGGTTTAGCTGTGAGAGTTGTAGATACTATACCTATTGCAACTATTGAGGCTGAAAGTGGAAGTGAAAGTTTTTATGCTTTTGATTATTTATCTAAACAACCTATTAAAACATTACCTAATGATGAAATAGTAAGAGTATTTGATAAAATTCCAGTTAGAGCTTTAGCTCAAGAAATAAGTGGTAATAGAGTTATTTATGGTAATTATTTAAATAAACAAACTCCTCCAGAAACATTAAATTATAATGTATCTGTTAGTGATAAATCTGAATTTAATTTAAATTTAGCTACCGCTGAAAAAGATGGTGCTCCTATTCCTCCAGCAAGTAGTTTTACTTTAACTTTAAATCCAGCAACTGTGGTAGGAGATATAAACATTGGTGATAAAGCATCTGTTCCAGCCATTGGTATACCTAATCTTGGAACTGTTGTAGACACTGATGGTACGACATATGTAACACTAGATCAATCAAACACTTTGGGAAATGGTAACATAATACTATTTAAACCAGCTGGACCCGACGTAGATACTACAAGTAAAATTGAATACCCTAACCATACTTTAAAACAAAATAGAAACTATCAAGTAGGATTTGTTCTTTCTGATAGATATGGTAGACAATCTTCTGTGATATTATCTAATAATAAAGATTTAGTTACTTTAGCTAGTGGATCTTCGTTTATTGGAGACACTGTTTATGCTTCTTACTTACCAGATGGAACCGATCAAGTATCTTGGCCGGGTGATTCATTAAAGGTTTTAGTTAATGATCCTATTGGTCCTACAGCAAAAATTCCTAGTACTTTTTATCCAGGACTATATAATGGAGATGTGAGTAGTAGTGATTATAATCCACTAGGTTGGTATTCTTATAAAATAGTTGTAAAACAAACTGAACAAGAATATTATAATGTTTATTTACCAGGTATTATGGCTGCTTATCCAGAAGATGTAACACTGGAACCAAGACAAACATCTCATGTAGTTTTAATAAATGATAATATAAATAAAGTTCCTAGAGATTTAAATGAAGTTGGTCCAGAACAAAGACAATTTAGAAGTTCAGTGGGATTATTTGGTAGAGTGCAAAACACTGCACTTACTATTAGTTATAACTCCGGTATTCAAGATTTTATATGGTCAGGGAATATGGGTGAAGCAAATACCCAATATTATCCAGAAAGAAAATCTGATACAGTTTCTACTATATCTACTATGTATGATTTGTTTGATTATAATCCTTTAGATCCTGCTAAACCTAATTATTATAAACAGTTTTATTTATATGAATCAAATCCGCTAATAGCTAGAGTAAGTGTTGAAGAACCAATAGGTCAAATAGCAACAACAAATTACCAACCATGGGCATGTACAGTTGTAGATGATAGCATAGCAGGTGGTAGTCCTGATGTTAATGTAACAACTATACCGGTACCAACACCAGCACCTTTTGAACCAGAAATAGGTGATGTTGTAACTGGTGCTAATTTACCTGAAGGAATTGTAGTAGAACAATATACTATAAACGCAGCTCCTGTTCCAGATGTTTTAAGATTACAAGATAGCGACGGTACAAGTTATAGAGCATCATTGAAAGAAGGTGATGTATTATATATAGCTCCTGGTTTTGGTGGTAGCGAGAATAAAGGTGCTTTGCGTTTACCAGGAATACAATATTTAGGAATATATGAGACTTCACCAGTAGTATCTAATATAGATATATATTGGGAAACTACAAGTTCTGGATTAATTGATGATTTAAATTTATTAATTTTATCAGAAAGTCAAGGTGGAGCAGATATAAGCGGATTCGATGTTTCTACATGGGACGAAGCTCTTATTAGTGGTGGAGATATTTTAGATACAGAGTTTGAAATAGTTGATGTATTTGGTGTACCTGTACCAACAGCTGATCCCGCGGTACTATTAGAGTTTGATGTTTCTATGTCTGTTACAGATGGATACACTCCTGGAAATCCAGTGGATAATTATTTTACATTAGTTCAAACCGGGGTTATAGGAGATGCCCAAATAACATTTCAAATAGAAACTACAGGTGATTATTATGATGCAGTATATTATAGTACAATTCCACAGGATAGATTATTTACATTTACTTTTGATATACATACAGTTGTAGTGGTCGATGGTACTCCTCAAGAAACAAATGTAACTGTACCTGTTTCATTAGTAGGACCTGGTAATGTAGCTCCTATTGTAACAGCCGCTACAAATCCTGTTTATACTAATAGATTAGATACAAGTGTATTATTTGAAACTAGAGGTATTAATGGAGCAAATAATCCAGATTTAAGAACTAGTGATTTAACCGCGTCTATAACTTCTTTATCATATAATATTAATGGAACTATAACAGCTGTAAATAGTAGTGACTATGGAACTATATTCCAACAAAATTCCTATACTGACAACGTGACTAATGAGCTTGTACATGAAATTACATTTACAAACTCCTCTATACCAGTGGCTGATTATACAATAATAGTAGAATATACTGATGCTGCTGAATCAACTCCTGTGACGTATGAGCTTATATTAAACGAAATTGATTCTTTAGCAGCTGTTAATGGAGTGCAAGAAATATTATTTTATTGCGAAGGTGGATTAGAAGCTGGTCCAGGATCAGAACAAACCTTGACAAGAATACTAGTAGATACATCAGCAACAGCGTCTTACAATGGTTATTATTTGTATATTGGGACATTTGCTGAACTTGTTAATAGTACACAGGTAATAACACTAGATAATACTAATGCAGCAACCGGTGCCCTGGCAAATTGTACTGCAGAATTTTTCTTTGCAAGTTTAGCATCTGGTGATGATTTTGATGATTTACAGTTGTTAGCTCTTAATAGTGGTTGTTTAAATATTGAGTGTGAAGATTATGACGGGTCGTCACAACCTGGTTGGCCAAATGCTTGTAATCCTATAAGCACCACACCATGTCCTACTTTTGATAGTCCTGTTACAGTAGATACAACACCATATACAATGGAAATAATATAAAAATATGTAATAATAATATATATGGGCGCAGTAATAGAAGTTAAATATTTTAACTCTTTTGTATTAAAGAAGATAAGTAACGCTGGAAATGAAATAATTTGGAATGGTTCATTTGGGTATCCTGATACTTTACCCGGTGGTTTTCCTGTTGTTTTTTCTAGTGCTCCTGGTGGTATTGATGAAAATTGGGCTATAGAAGAAGCGAGAATAAATGGAGGATTCAATAATACAAGTACAGATTATGGAGCGAAAGCATATTTAGTAGAAGAAGAACCTGCTGGATATATAAGATTTAACGCTATGATTTATTCTGGAATATTTAATTCTAGAACAGGTATTAATAGAACTAATGTTTTTAGTACAGGTGAAGATATAGAAAAAGCTACTGATCCCGCTAATGGATCTATACAAAAATTATATGCAGAAGACACTAATTTAAATATTTTTCAAGAATTAAAAATAAATAGAGCTTTAATAGATAAAGATGCTATTTATTCTGCTGAAGGTGGTGGAGCTGTAACAAGTTCTAATGTAGTTATTGGAGCTATTCAACCTTATAATGGTAAATATGGTATAAGTAAAAACCCAGAAAGTTTTGCGGTTTATGGAACTAATAAATATTTTACTGATAAAAGTAATAATGTAGTATTGTCTTTAAGAGGTGGAGGTATAGTAGAAATATCTCAACTAGGTATGAGAGATTTTTTTAGAGATAAATTAAATGAACTTGATATTAACAATATATTAGGTAAAGCTGTTGGGGGTTGGGATATTTATAATCAACAATATGTTTTATCACTACAACAACAAGACGGAATAAAATCAAGTGATACTGAATTTAACACATTGTCTTATGACGAAACGGTTCAAGGTTGGACTAGTTTATTTGATTACAGACCAGACCAACTATTCAGTTTAAGAAATAATTTTTACTCTACAACTAGCTCTAGTTTATATAAACACTATAGTAACAATGTTCCACGTAATCAATTTTATGATGTTGTTTATGATAGTACAATCACAGTTGTATTTAATCCCGAACCTTTAAGGTCTAAAACATTTAGCACAGTTGAATATGAGGGAAGTAATGGTTGGGAATTAACATCTCTTGTTTCTGATGAAACTGGAAAAGATAAAAATATAGCTGGAGCATTTGAATTATCATTTGATCAAACAAATAGTATTGCTAGTTATTATGGTGGTGAATACGTGTTTAATCCAGCTGGTGGAGCAGTTGTAGATGCTGTAGCGGGTTTACCACCTGTTTATGGAGCTGGATACACAGCGGTATTTGGCACTGATAATCCACCCTTAGAGAGATATAATGCAGGATTTGCTAGAAAAGAAAATAGTTATGTAGCTAACGTGATAAACAATAGCAATGTAATGAATAGAGAAATTATTTTTGGAAATCAAATAAGTGGAATAAAAGGATATTATACAACAGCTACTTTTTCAACTGACCAAGTGACTGATAAAGGTGGTTTAAAAACTTTATTTTCTGTAGGATCAAAATTTGATTCTACAAATGGATATTAAATTAAATTAAATTAAATGAAAAACTCTTTAATAAAACAAGAGTATACTATAGAAGACATAGAAAGAATTAATAGGTTTAGAGAATTAATTATAGACTTTGAAGAGCAATTAATAAATCTTCCAGGTTCATATGGTGATCCTAAAACAGCTGGTCAAAGTAAAGATGTAAACACTGTTAATCCTTTAAAACATACATTTGCCGATGGTTTATATATTAGAGAAATATTTATGCCAAAAGGACAAGTTGTAACAACTGGTATACATAAACAAGAACATCCTTACTTTGTATTAAAAGGCGATGTATCGGTTTTAACAGATCAAGGTATACAAAGAATTAAAGCACCGCATCAAGGAATAACTAAACCCGGTACTAAAAGATTAATCTATACACATGAAGATACAATGTGGATAACAGTACATGCAACAGAAAAAGAAAGTATAGAAGAAGTATTAAAAGATATATTAGCTGAAGATTTTAATGATCCAGATATAAATCTTGAAACTTTACAAAAACAATTACAATTAAAAAACAAATAATATGAGTGTAGTAGCAGCTGGCGTTATGGCCGGTGGATCCATAATTGGTGGAATTTTTGGCTCTAGTGCAGCTAAAAGAGAAGCCGCAAGAAAAGAAGCAGAAGCTAGAAGACTTCAGGCTAAATTAACACATTTAGAAGAAAATAGACAAGAGATAATAGATCCGTATGCAAACATAACGGACCTAAGTAGTATGTTATCTAATCCTTTCGCTAATCTTTCCGTTGCAACTCAAGCTACACAAATGCAAATGGAACAAACTGATATAGCGTTAGCTAATACTTTAGATACTATTAGACAAACTGGAGGAAGTGCTGGTGGAGCTACTGCTTTAGCTCAAGCAGCTTTACAAAGTAAAAAAGGTATTGCAGCTAGTATAGAACAACAAGAGTTATCTAACGATAAACAAAGAATAGCTGGAGAACAACAGCTTCAACAACAAAGAATGTCTGAAGCTCAAAGACAACAACAAGCTGATGTTCAAGGTGATCAGTTTATGTTTCAAACACAAGAAAATAGAGATATTGCTCAAATGGATAGACTTTCTAATCAAATTGGTGCTTTAAGAGGACAAGCAGCAGCAGCTCGTCAGTCCGCTACAGCAGCAATGACTGGAGCTATAACCGGAGCATTTAGTACATTAGGCGCTGGAATTGCAGCATCTTAATAAGTAAAACAAATTATAATGAAAGACCGAAATAAACAAGTAAATTTATTTATTAAACACATGGAACAAAGTGATGCAATGGCATACAACATGGACTATGTAGCAGCTAAAACTGTAGCAGAATTTGGTGTTTTAAATAAAACTTATGAAAATACAGGTAAATTATATGCTCAGTTAAAAACAAAAATTGATAATAATCAATGCGATTCATTTAATTGTCGTTGGGAAACTGAACAGCTATTAAGATTAGAAAATGCTCCTCAAAAATCTTTAGATTTTCTTAGCAATGTTATGGCTCAATTAAATGTAACTGAAGATAAGTATTATGATATTTATCAAAATTCTGCTTACACTGTAGCTAATAAAATTATGACTAAAAAAGCTGGATTTGGTAAAAATGAAGGATATGATGTGATTATTAATTTGTTAGAAGATGGAGGACAAGAAATTATATTTACTGGACCATTTTTTGAAAAACCATTAATAATAAATAGTACTACACTAGAAGGTTTATTAAATGCTGGTAGTAATTTAGTTGCAACTACTCCTGATATAAATAAAGAAATGCTTAGCTTATTAAGTGGTTTAGGCGTTTTAGCTGCTGGTTCTAATAATCCTGAAACTGGAGAACTAACACCTCAAGCAAAAATATCTGAAGAGTTTATATTAACAAATGCTGATGGTACATATGATTATGAAATTATAGATATTGGAAATGGTAAAGGTAGAAATATTCTTCAATTTGATATAGATAAAATAATGAGAAAAGCTGATCCTCTTATTAATTCTGAAGTAGCTGGTTTGTTAGCTACAGAACAAGAAGCAGTTGCAGCATGGAATGTATTTTTAGCACATTTAAGTAGTGAAGAAGAAGATGATCAAATGGTTCAAAATGCTAACGCTGGAGATCTTTCTTGGTCATATGAAGAGGTATTGCCTTTATCTCAAGATCATAAAATAATGTTAGAAGAAAAATATAAACAATATTTTTATAAAAACTATTTATTACAATTTACAACTAATCAAATTCCGACAGTCCAAGCTGACGCGGCTGTATTTGATTTAGAACAGGGAAAAAAACAAAAAGCAGATAAGTTTTTAAAGGATAACAATTTAAATTAAATGAATCTACAAGAATATACTGTTTCATTACAACAGCAAAAAAATCCTAAGTTAAAACCTGAGGAAATAATAGCTAAAGTTGAAGAATGGAAGAAGAATAATACTCAGCCAGAAGTTGAAGAAGAAGTTGTTGTTGAAGAAACAATTAACAATGATCCATTTGGTATAAGAAAAAATACTATTTTAGATGACGGTGATTCTTTTTCATTATATCCAAACAACCAAAAACCAAAACCTATTAGTGAAATGACTTTGGGTGAGATGCAGACTGCATTAGAACCATACCAAGCACAGCAGGAATATGAAAAATTAATGTATTCAGTTGCTGAACCAGAAGAAATATATTCTCCAGATGGTGATCCTTATGAATACAAATACAGTGTAAATCCCGGAGAACAACCTCAGTATTATCATCGGTTAAAAGATTCTTCAGATGAATGGAAAATGCATGAAATTGATAGTGATCAAGGCTTTGATATAGGTTATAAGGTTTTTAATCATCTTCAAGTTGATGATGACGCTTATAACCAAGGTCAAGCAGTT